TCACCCCATGGTGCGTGTGGTGTTATTCGGCTTACATGTAAGCCTACTGGTATACCATTCGCAAATACAGTCCCTGCACCTCGCATTATAGCTCCGCCGGGTTGATCTGTATCACCTTTTCTACTTAATTTTGGCATCCTTATCCTAATATAATTTGCTTTTCAGGTACTTGTATACCGGTAGTAGCTTCAATATACTTTACCTTTACTTGTTCATTCGTATCAGCAACAATTGCGACACTATTAATATTTAGTCTAAAAATACCGTTCATATCTGTAGTAAATAGGCTAGGAACCATTCCTATACCCTTTTGACTAGGAGCAATGCTCACAGGCTCACTGATTTCAACGGTTTTATCAGTAATTTTTATGACTTTAGCGACTAATTCTTCTCCACTATTTAATTTGAACGAATATACTTCATTTATGTTAAGATCCATGTTTATCCCATTAATTTTCTATGTAATTCTGTATATCCACCAATTAATTCTTCGTCAATGAATATCTGCGGCACTGCACGTGCATTTGGCACTGCTTCTAATAATTGTTCTTTAGACCAGTCTTTAGTTATATTTCTTTCTTCAAACTCAATACCCTTTAACTTTAATAAAGCCTTGGCTTTATCACAAAAAGGACACATGTCCTTACTCCAAACTATTGCTTTCATTTTTTCCTCTTATAAAACTGGTAACGCATCGTAATCTACAGTGTCACTCATAACACCAATTACGTAGTTTGTACTTTCGTTTTCTTGTAAAGCAGTTTGCTTTTTATTGATATTCACATGTTTATTGAACCATGGAATAGGACTTGTTTTTGGATGATTTTCTAAATACTTAATACCAATATCCTTAAGCCTGTTAAAAGCAGTCCAGTCTACAAAATCTTTAAGTATATCTGCATTTAGTCCTATTACAACACCCTTACTAAAAAGATAGTCAGCCCAATCTTTTTCTTCTTTGATTACCTCTAAGTACATATTGTAAACTTCCTGTTCACATTCGATTTTTGCTTTTGCAAACCTTTCATCTTCTTTCACCACTTGATTAATTAAATATGCAGTCCATTCAGTGTGCAGTAATTCATCTTGTAGTATAAGACTTATAATATTACCATTACCAATGTATATTCTATTCTCCACCATTGCAAGACTAGTAGCAAAACTAACCATAAAACGCAATGCTTCTAGTGCGTAACTTGCATTTAGTGCCATCCATATAGCTTTAATATGACTTTCTTCACTAACTGCTTTTTGAGATGTTTCCTTAAAACAGTTCAGTTGATGTAACTCCTCGTAGTAACGACCAACATTTGCTGCCATTTCAATAATTTCTTTTGTGTCATGTATCTTGTTAAATTCTTCTTTAGGTACACCATACACATTACGAATGATATGACTATATGATTTGCTATGTATATTAGTTTCAAAGAAACTCCAGTTGTTAACTAGTGCTTCTAGTTCTGGAATACTAATCACTGGACTGAATACTTGTGAGGGCGCACGACCTTGTATACTATCAAGTGCAGTTTGACGCAATAGATTACTAGTAAAAATATGTTTTACTGCCTCACTAGCTTCTTTATGATCAATCTTATCTTTAGTCAAAGTTATTTCTTCAGGCACCCAAAAAAATCCACGTGCTGTTTCTTCGTATTTGGCAATTTTGGGATATTTTACCTCCTCAAATCTTTGTACTGTTACAGGCCCTGCAGGATCCAAAAACATTGTACGTTTTAAATAATTTGTTTGTTTTGTTAAATTATATTGTTCTTTACTCATAATACACATGCCTCACAAGCTTCTTCATCTTCTAAAGGTTCTAGTTTTGTAAACTCAATTACGTTATCTTCTTTTAGTGCAGCCTTTGATCCCACTTTGTTTATCAAACTATAGTAAATGGTTTTTAGTCCCCATTTATAACCTAACATTAAGTTTTTCGCTATCAGCGTAGCACTAACTTTACCTTCTGGAAAAAATGCAGGATTATAAAAAGTATTTGTGCTGATACTCTGATCAATGTAAGCTGCCAAAACGGCTGACGTTTTTAAATAATCTACACAATCCTGTTGTTCCCACATTAATTGATAACGATTCTTTAACCTCTTGTATTCTGGCACTACCTGAACAAAACTACCAGCTTTACTTTCTTTGACGCTAATTAATTCCATTGGCAATTCAATGCCATTAGTAGAATTTAATACTACACTAGAACTTTCAACTGGTGCGATTGCCATTAATGTAGCATTACGAATACCGTATTTTTTTAATTTCTCACGTAGTGCTTCCCAATCCATGCTAGGACTAAAATCTGTTAGTTCATTAACTCCTTCTGCTCTACGCTCCCAAGGAAAAATGCCCTTGCCGTAGTATGTACGACTACTGTTCTTGCATGCTCCACGTTCTTGTGCTAACTCGACACTAGTTTCAGTAAGATAATATGCTTGATGTTCCATCCAACGTTTTACTTCTGCAAGCCCATCGGCTGTTCCATACTTTAAATGGCGCTTTGCATGCCAATATGCTAAATTAGTAATGCCGACGCCCAATGGTTCAAAATCTTCATTTGCTAATTTACTTTGAACACTTAAGAAGTCCTGATAATTTAACAAATTACTTAAACTGCGCACAAGAACTCTACAAGCTTTTCGCATATCTTGTGGATTTTTAAATGCGCCCCAATTAACACTACCCAATGTACAGAGAGCGATACGCCCATTTACATCTTCAATTCGCTGAAATGGTTTAGTAGGCAATAGTATTTCTTGACAAAGATTACTTTGATATATTGGATCAACCGTAGTATCAAAAGGGCCTTGATTAATTACGTTATCTATATTAACCATGTAGATACGACCTGTATCTGTCCTTTCTTTCAATATACCATTTTTGAATATTTCTACGGCTGGTAAAACCTTTTTACGTAATCCTTTTTTATGTTCATATATATTATACAAACGTTCGAATTCGTTTGTGTCACTATAGAATGCTTCATACAAATCAGGAACTTCGTGTGGATCAAATAGTGTTATGTTCTGATTATTCTTATAACGATTCCAAAACATCTTATTTACGACTACACTATAGTCTAATTGGCGCACACGTGTTTCTTCTGTACCTTGATTATTCTTTAACACAATTAAATCTTCAAACTGATAATGCCAAATAGGAAATGTAACCGTACAACTTGCATTGCGCACACCCCCTTGACTACAACTACGTAGATCGGCGAACCATTTCTTTAGAAAAGGAATCATACCAGTGTGTTTAATTTCACCGTTGCGTATAGGTGATCCTAATGGGCGGATACGACCTATCTCTAAACCTATGCCAGCACGTTTGCTAGCATATTTTGCCATCATTTCACCAGCAGCAAAAATTGAATCAAGAGTATCATCACTACTAATAAGGACACAACTACTAAATTGTTTAGTAGTTGTTCCCAAACCTGCCAACACCGGCGTGGCCAAAGTGAAATGCCCGTCACTAGCACACTCATAATATTCTTTAACATATTTTAATCTCTTTTCTTTAGATTCATTGTGAAAAGCAGTTGCAGCAGCGATTGCATATCTTACTTGCGGTGTTTCAAAAATTTGACCAGTAGCACGGTTCTGAACTAAGTACTTTTCTGCCAATTGTGCGATAGCCGCATAGGTATAATTTTCGTCCTTGCTATGGTCAATAAAGAGATCAATGATGTCCCATTCTTCTTTCGAATACCATTCAAGTAATTCATTGGTATACATTCCTAGGTCTACATTTTTTCTCACGATATCGTATAGACTAGGAGGGTCATATTGACCATACACTTCTTTACGCAGCATGGATACTTTTTGTCTACCTGCTACATATTGATAATTTACGTCATTAATATCTGTGTTTTCACTTTCATCAATTAGATCGACCATTGCCTTCAATAGCAACTCGTCTATTGTTTTTGTGTGTATTCCGTCGTGAAGTTGTATTTGTGCTTTAATTTCTATCATACTAGGACTAACGTTATCGATGCCCTTGCACCCGTATGCTACTTGTCTTTGTATCTTGCTTATGTCTAATGGGACTGATTCGCCGTTGCGTTTTACTACGTTTATATTCATGTTTTATGTGCCTATTATAATTATTTGAATGGGTTACTGCAGGTGATAAGATATTTAATGTGTGTTACAGGATAAACTACATATATATTTTACGTATCCTGTAAGACTAGTGTTTTTACTTTAATCTTGCTAGGTGATCACTGATGTCAATTTCGCTCTTTATTGTGAAATCTGCTACAGTATTTGTCTCAACTGTATTAGGCCAGTAATTAAGAAAAAATTCGCTGTTTACAACAACCAAAATAACGTCATTACCAAACTTATCACTAGCATTAACCATTCTTACATTTTTTTCTCCTAATAGATGTAAAGTATAGCACATTCCTAATGCTTTAGCAACATTGCAATATAAATTTTCTACCAAAAGTTCCCAAGGATTTGGCCAATTAAGGGTATCCTTAATATGCAAATAATGATTCACTGTGGGTGCTTGCTGCCACCAATAGTCTATTTTAATACATTTTTCTTTCAAATTAGAATTTTTTACCTCTTGTTTAAGGTCATGCCAACTTTGTAATCTAGTCTCATAATCAATTTGAAAGATGTTCATTTATTGTTGTTGTTAATAGTGATAAATCTGCACAGGTATATTTTTGATAGCTATGTGCTAGCTCCGGAGGCATTGGTATTTTTTCAATTGTAGCGCCGGTTTGAATTGCAATACCTGAAGCAATTTCCATAAAACTTTTTGTACTACCAGTACCAACATTATAAACTCCCTGAGATTTTATTGATAAAAATGTTTTATGAATTTCAATTACCTTGTTTACGTGTATGAAATCTCGCATATAAGCTTGGCTATTTTCAAAAACCTTTATAACTCCATTTTCGCTAGCCTGTTTACTAAATTGAGTGTACGGGCTAGCTTGGCTTCCTTTATGTTCTTCATTGTGTCCATAAACATTAAAATATCGAAACCCTTGAATACTTAAATTCAAATCTTTTGCTATATCATGTTTTGATTGAGCGTATCTTTCAAACATATATTTGCTCCACGCATAAGGTGTGCGAGGATCTACAGGAGCATCTTCTCTAAAATTTTCATTAAGACCATAAACACTAGCACTGCTGCTATATTGAAAATTTACTTTTAGCTGTAAACATTTATCAAGTAACATGCAACTAAAATCATAATTTTGTGTCATAATTTTTTCTACATTTTTTTCAGTTGTACTTGAAATAGCACCAATATGAATTACACAATCACAATCAGAAATGTTAGGAAATTCCTCTTCCCACTCGTATGTGATTATGTCGTGATCTGTAGATAAGGCTTTAACCATATTACTTCCAATAAAGCCTTTATGACCTGTAATTAATAATTTCATTCTTCGTTTGTTTGTTCAGCTTGTTGTTTTTGGCTATCACCCGGTAGTATTCGATAGTTGTCCTCCACACTGTCAGGAGTACTGACCTCGACTATAGTGCCTTCTTCTATGCATATAAGTTGATGCGGTGTTAATGGTGGGTTTCTCCAAACATTACCTCCAGCTAATTCCATTTCATAATGTGTGGCATTAGTTAAATCTATGTATCTTAATATAAATTTCCCAGACAAAACTAACCATGTTTCATCTTTTTCTTTGTGAAAATGCATACTAAATCTACTATCTTTTTTAAAAGATAGCAATTTGCCACAATACTTATCATTTGTAGTAAAAATAAATTCACTACCCCATCCTTTTTCTACTTGTCCTTGAAGTCTTTCAGACATTCTTAATCTCCTCTAATGTTGGTGCATAAACTCCAATATGTTGAATTGTTAGTGTACTTGCTTTTACTGCAAATTCTATTGCTTCAACAATATTTTTACTTTCTAAATATCCATACGTTAGTGCTGACAAAAAGGTATCTCCGGCACCACATACATCAAATGCCTCTACGTTGCTTGCTGGAATCTTTTTGTCTTTATATTTAACTCCTTCACTACCCAAAGTAACAATTAATTCACTAGGGAACGTTTTCGCAGCTTCGTATTCTTTATGATTAATTTTTACAAAACATCCTTCAAATCTTTGTAAATCAGTTTTTTTAGTATCAACGAAAATAGGTCCTTTATATGTAGTAATAAGTTTTTCTACTAACTCATATGTGACTGAGCCTTTATTATAATCACTAATCACAATTGCATCAAAAACGGATAGATCATAATTAATATTGACAGGGCGACTTAATGCATCTTGGTCAATTCTTAATAACTGTTGTTTACTTTTTAAATCTATAATTCTTGTTTTTATACAAGTTTTTACTCCGTGTTCAAAATCAACGTCACAATTTAATGCTAATAAATTTTCTTTTACATTTGCTGCCATACCAGGTTTGGATTCAGTTTTAATGAATGCTAACACCGGCACAGGAGCTTCAGGACTTAATCTATCTACAGTCCCGTATTGATATTGGTCAATCCCATTATCCCCTATCAGCAATATCTTGTATTTTTTGTGTTGTGCTATATCCATCTATTCTATCAAAAAACACTAATTCTTTACAAACACTTTCACCAATTATTGGTTTGTCTTTGTAGTCACTGCCCTTTACCATTACATCATGAACTGAAACAAGCCACTCTAATTCATCATCAGTATCAAATATATAAACGTCATTGACTGCTTTCAATGCTATTAGGGCGTTTGTTCTTTCTTTTTGATCTTGTATAGGTCTATCAGGACCTTTTAATTGTTTAACTCTTTCATCACTATCAATTGCAACTGCTAAAGTTTCACCTAAAGTTTTTGCATATTCTAGCAAGGCTATGTGACCCTCATGCAGTAAATCAAATGTACCATTTACAAAAACTTTTTTCATATTTTACCCTCTTCAAATTGATCCCATAATGCTTTCCAATCAATGTATGGATCTTTTTCTGTATCTGCTTGAGCATGTAATGCTATACTTGGAATAGGAGTGAATAGTAGACATCCTCTTTCATTGAACAATCTATTTATAGTTTCGTCTTCCATCACACTATCTACAGCGTGTTTTCCCATGGCGTCAAATAAATCAAAGTTTTTCATCAATGTCGGATGATCTACCATAAAGCAACTAGCAGTACCAAATGCTGTTCTCCAATGCCGTTTGATTCCTAAATGAACAGATACTAATGGCTGTCTGTTAGGAGGTATCCCATATCTATATGGATCATCAAATGGATATATGCATACAGGTAATTTAGATTTTTCACTAAATC